ACATTATCTAGTTCATCAGGAACTGGTGGAGGCAGTGCAACATTCAATGGATCAGCTTATAGATTTACACTTAGTAATGCAGGCACAGTTGCCGAGCAACATCTTGTTAGCATCAATGGAGTCATTCAGAAACCTAATAGCGGAACCAGTCAACCCAGTGAAGGCTTTGCTATTGACGGTGCTGACATCATATTTTCTGCCGCTCCTTCTAATGGTGCTGATTTCTTCATCGTTACGATCGGGTCAACAGTAAATATAAATACCCCAAGTGCAGGCTCTGTATCTACATCAACTATTGCTAGTGGTGCAGTTACAACAGCAAAGATTGCAGATGGAGCAGTTACAACAGCAAAGATTGCGGATGACGCAGTGACTGCTGCAAAGCTCGCTAACACGTCTGTAACTGCTGGTAGTTACGGTACAGCCTCAGCTATCCCAGCGATTACTGTAGACGCTCAGGGACGTATTACAGCAGCTTCTACGAACGCCGTGTCCATACCTCCCGCAGTTGGTGGTAGTAATGGTGTTGACTTTAACGACAACGTAAAAGCTAGATTTGGTACAGGTAATGATTTAGAAATTTATCACGATGGTGCACTAGGTAGTTATATAGATAATAGTACCGGTTTTTTATACTTAAGAGGAGATAGTTTAAGTACTATAAGAATACAACCTGTTCCGGGAGAAAATTCATTAATGTGTAGACCTAATGGGTCAGTAGAACTATATTACGACAACGTTAAAAAGTTTGAGACAAGTTCAACAGGTGTTACAGTAACAGGTACAGTAGCTGCAACAGCTTACACAGGTGACGGTAGTAGTCTTACAGGTGTAGCGTCAACAGTAGCTGACGGATGTATCTATGAAAACTCACAGACTATATCTAACAACTACACAATATCCACAAACAAAAATGCTATGAGTGCAGGGCCGATCACGGTAGCAAGTGGTGCAACATTAACAATACCTTCGGGTAGTACATATACAATAGTTTAATATGGCAATACAAATAAATGGTAATGGTACTATCACAGGTATTTCTGTTGGTGGTTTACCAGACGGTATAGTAGATACCGACATGTTAGCTGCAAATGCAGTTGCTACAGCAAAAATAGCAGACAATGCAGTTACAGCTACAAAAGCAACTGGAATAGGTATAACAGAAGCAGACCAATGGAGATATAACCAAGATGTTACTATGGGTCAGTATGCTGCAAACCTTGTTACAGGCTGGGAAAGAAATGATACGGAGTTTGAAAAAATAGGTACTGGAATGACTGTAAATACCAGCACTGGACAATCAAACTCTGGACATTGGACTTTTCCTTCAACTGGAAAATGGCTAATACAAGTACAATGGCAGGCAGAAAGGGGTAGTGGAAATATTAGTTATGGTTATCATTATATTTTTGCCATGAATGATGGTGTTCAATCTAATGGATTTGAACTAGCAAACTCTGGCTGTAACTGTGGTCGAGATAGTGCTAGACAGACTGCGTTTATGGCAGCTATTTTTGATGTTACAAATACATCAACACATAGAGTTCTTTTTGGACACTATGATCCCGGTGTACACAATACAACTTATAGAGGACATACAGGTAGAAATGAAAATTCCTACACATTTATAAAGTTAGGAGAGACATAATATGACAATAAAATTAAATGGTTCAACAGCTGGTTCAGTCGCTCTAGACGCACCAGCTTCTA